CAATCTGTAGAGGGCGCTCATAATAATGAAGCACAAATTATAAGGATCTACACAATCATACAAAAGTATACAAAGAACGCTGGAAACGGTATATGAATAGAAATGTAGAGTATCAACACGATTAAATTTTTTTAACGCATTTTTTACCCATATCAAATATCGGAATCGTTTGGATGATATAGGATTGTGCTCAGAAGCCCAAACGGTCATATCGTTGTGAACCATATTTAAAAATATGTAAAGCTGTGATTTGTTAAGTCCCAAAAAGAGATTTGGATGAATGTTGTAAAACCCATTTTCCTCAATAATTTGACAAACTTGCGTCCAACGATTTTGTAGCAGAGAATCTGGAGTTCTCAGCATGTTGTGCTCGTAATAATTTTCTAGTCGTTTGCGCAATCGGTATCCATAAATTTCACGAATACGTTTGCGTGTGTCGAGTGTCAATGGTTGACGAGTGAACGGATTTGTTGTGGTTCTATGTAAGGCATCAATTATTGTCCGAACGTCAAACCCATATATTTTGCCACTTTCTTCAAACCCAAAATAATCAAACGGAGAAATGCTAGAAATTGAATCTAAACTTATAAGTTCATCTTGGTTATTACAAACAGACCGTTTCAGTACACCAGGTCCTGCGAGACGCAGCCGTTTCCGTATAAAGTATCCTTTCCACAATTTTTGAATTTTAGTAATCTTTGTGTTTATTCCATTAGCTTCCAGCCATAGCCGAGGCGTTCTGCTTCGAGAATGAATTCCACAAAATAGAATTCCATTTAAGGATGGTCGAGTACATCGTTCAGTACTCTGCTTGTTTTTACAAGCTATACAAGTTGGCATTTGTTATTAATTTTGATTTCCTTCGTGAAAAACGGATTTACGTGTAAGGTGACTATAATAATCATACAAAAAAACATATGGCTTCTGATCTCTCAGTAACTGCAAGTACTTTCAATCCCTCCAAGGTCACCTTTGTGATGGGAGTCGCAAAGAATGGACGTAATGCGCCTATCAATATGAAGTATGATGGACAAATGTTTCAAATCGTTCTTCCACAGGCTCCTGTACGATACATGAGCATGACGAAGAATGGTGAAACCAGCCACACGCTTAGCTACACGCTTGCGGGCTGTGACAATTATGCCACAGAGCGAAGCACAAGTGGAACAGAAATTGGTTCTATCTACAACTCTCTGCTTGACCTGGAGAATGCTATTATTCAGGCTGCTCTCGAAAACAGTCCTAAGTGGTTTGGTAAGAAGCGCAGCGAGGAGGGAATCCGTGAAAGTTTCAAGCGCATCATCAATGTCTCTACAGACAAGATTGATGGTGAGCGAGTTCCTAACGGTAAGTATCCTCCCAGCTGGTACATCAAGATTCCCGTCTACAAGAACAGAGAGGGAGTTGATGAAGTCATGATTGGTCGCAAGGGTATTGTAGACCGAAATGGAAGACCTATCGAAGCAACGCCTGAATCGCTGAAAGACGCATTTCCCAAAAATTGCCAGGCACAAATCGCAGTCACCGGCAGTGTTTACACTATGGCTGGCGGCGGGTTCGGTGTCTCTTGGAGGCTTCGAGCTGCCAAGGTTTATGGTGGATCAGAAGTTGATGCTGCGGCTCTCTTTGGTGGAGGCTCTAATGAGGAGTCACTTCAGGAGACTGTTGAGCAAGAGGAGACGGGTGAGTCTCAGCGACCGGCAACTCCGGTTGAACAGGTAGTTGAGCAAGCTCAGGCAGCTCCTTCGGCACCTGCTCGCAAGAAGCGCACGGCAGCTGGTGGTCACTAGGTGGTTCATAAATAATAAATGAATCATCTACATACAAAAAATTTTTAACTGAAAAATAGGGTTCAGTTTTAACAGATTTACAATTTTTTAGTGGAGCTACTGATTGTTTGCCACACGTAGAACATTTATAAATTGTGGGTTTACTAATTAACATTTCTGGAGTTACTAATCTGTATTTGGATGTCAAACATCGTTCAACTACAGTTTTGAAATCATCTTCAAGGAGATCCTGATACGCTTCGCTGGAAATCATAGACCAGAGTGTTCGGCCAGTCGATTTCCACTCAGGGTTTTGATAGAATCTCGCAAAAGGATTATCGTAAAACCAGAGGACTTCATAAATTTCCAGGTCATCCGCATCATGCTCTACAATTCCCACTCGTTTCAAATTTTCGTCATACAGGGAATACACGTTTAAGTTGTATTTCATGTATTGAAGGTCAATGCTGCCACGATATACTTCTCTGCCATCATACTCCCAAGTATACACTTCGATGTCGTTATCGTGTTCTACCACATCAGGGGACAGGTTTGTATAAAGAAGTTCGGGTCTTAAAATGGAGTACATTTGTAAATTCATAAGTTAATCAAACGTTACAGTCACACGCACATCGTGATACTTCATTGAGTTTGTAGCTGATTTCGAAAGTTCGTGTCTCTTGTGAGTTTTGTCGTGAGTTTCGTCTTTCAGGCGAGCTTCCATATCCGCATGAACTTCGTCATAGTGAGTTTCCAGGTAACTCAAAATTTCATCGTTTATAGCACACTCAAAAAAGTTGAGCTGCCCAACAGTGGTATCAAACCCCTGAAACTTGATTCGCTTGGCTCGACAGAATGGGTCGAACATTTTTTTGCTGTAAGCCTTTAGGTGAGACTTGTATGAGAGATAAACTATTACGTGCTTGTTTGATTTTGTTAGGAAAGTTGTGTTGAACTTTTTTGCGTAGTTTGTTACGAACCAGTCTATCAGGCGGAGAGATAAGTTCGATTTCCCTTCCAAGATCTCTTTCACCTTCTGGACGTTCGCAGCATTTGAATAAAAACGTTCGAGACGAACAAGCACCCATTGTTCTTGTGATTTGATTTCCATTTGTTTCATTTTGGAGTCTAATCTGTAAAACGGTTTTATATTAGGCAACAGAAATAAACCCAAACAATGAACAAATTTGAAAAAGTAAAGTGGCTTTTGGAAACCTACGGACAAAACGACCAACGCACTGCTGCTTGGCACACAAAGCGTGGCCAAATGCTGACTGCCTCGGAAATTTATAAAGGTCTTCCAGATGCTACACCGAGTCAAAGATATGAACTTATTATGTCAAAGCTCCAACCACGGCAACAGCAGAACGGCCCTGGAGTTCGTGCTCTAGTTTGGGGAACACAATTTGAGCCTATCGCAAAAGAAATTTACTGTGAACTTCAGCATAAGATCAGGATCGCAGACACAACTTGCGTTCCTCATCCAACTGTACCATTTCTGGGTGCTTCCCCTGATGGAATTATTCTGTCTGAAGATGGCCGTCACGGAAAATTGGTAGAATTCAAGTGCCCAATTTCGAGAGAATTTACGGAAAACACCCCCGTTCCTCCTGGATATTTTCATCAAATGCAGCTCCAAATGGAGTGTACTGGACTTGACGAGTGTGAATATATTGAAATGCAGTTCAAGGAACTCAGCTATACAACGTATATTAGCTGTAAGGCTCCTTACAAATCATTCTTCGCAGTTCATGAAAAAACTGGAGAAGTTTTGTACAGAGATTTCCGGTCACCCGACGATTATGTAACTTGGAAAGAAAAGGTGCTGGGTGAAAATTGGGAACAATACGAAATTGTTTACTGGATGCTCAACAATTGGAGGTCTCTCACAGTGAAGAAACAGAAAGGCTGGCTTGATCTGTATCTTCCAAGTCTGACTCAAGTATGGTCTGAAGTTGAGGAATATCGCAGGACTGGGACATTTCCGCAGGCACCAAAAGATAAGGCTGTCCTTGTTCTTTAGGGTAGTGTCGAACAAGCCAGTCTAAGTTTGTGCGATCACTATTTTTTGAATAAAATCCGCCTGACCCATCGTACACTTTTGAAAGTGTTTCAAAATATTCTTCGTACATGAGTGCGATTCGCTCAAGACTGAAATTTTTCATTGCCCACTCACGGCAAACTTCTCTGCTGATCGTTTCAATATTTTTGGCCGCCCATTCAAACTGTTCAATTGTTCGGCAGCGATACCCAGTAACACCATGAAGATTATTTTCGGCAAATCCGCCCCAATCAGATGTGATTACAGGGGTTCCGCAAAACAGGGCTTCCACCATAACGCCACCAAACGGTTCGTTGTAGTGAGTAGGAGCAAACAGGGCTTTCGCGTTTTTCATGAGCTCACATCTCTGCTGGGGTTCCACATAACCAATGAATTCAACATGATCAGGGATGGGATCCACAATTGTTCGCAAATCACCCTGTCCTGCTATAACCAATTTCGCACCCAAACGTTTTGTTACGTCAATAGCTATACCAATGCCTTTTGTTGATATAATTCTGCCAACAAATAAAAAGTAGTCTCCCGGAGCATCATTAAATTCAAAGTCGGCCGAATCAAAATAATTTGGAATCACAGCATCGTACCAGTTTGGCTGTTTTCCGTATTTACCATAAATTTGGTTCATGACAGAATACGACTCATAAATGTTGTGTGGGCAAACAGGGTTTGTAGGACACCCGATTCCGGGTTCAACTGAAATAAGTTCCGGATGAGCGTCAATTACCGGTTTGTGAGCTGAACCCCAAAAGCAAAGAACGAAATCGTGTTTCTGCTTTCGCTTTCCCACTTCCACAATCGATCGTTCCTGAAATACTTTGTGCGCATGATCATTCAAATCATATTTGAAAAACGTCTTTTTCCAATCGTAATCTCCATAAGCTTTTTGGAGATCTTCTGGGAATACAACCGATACATGTTCGGTACACTCCACTTCTGATTCAGAATTACCGTAATGGTATACATTGTGACCCCGGCGAACCATCATTTTACACCATTTTAAAACTTTTTGCGTAAAGGCACACGCTGAGTAGTCTTTGCGAGTAATTGTGTGAGGAAGAGCTAAAATGTGAAACCGCATTTGTTCAATAAAGTTTTAGCATATTTAAACCATGTAAGAATTGTACATATTTACACGAAAAGGTGTTTCCTGACCGGGAATCTTCTCTGCTGGTGCGGGTGTCATTTGAAAGTGATTTGTCTGCTGAGCATACGAAGATTTACGAGTATCTGATGTTCGCTTTACGTTTCCCTGATCAAGAAATTCGGGAACAAATCCTTCACGAGAGGTGCTCAAGACATATATAAGAACTCCGATCGCAACCAGTAATCCTACAAAAGCTAAGTTCTTCATTTACTGTATATTGTGAAAAATGGAATACCTTTTTCACAGGTTATTCATAACAAAGATATGGAAGAACGTTCTCTTCAAACATTGAAAGATATGCTAATCGCCCGCGGTATCAAAGATGAGAAATTTGAACCCGTTGGAAATCCCATGAATGAAACGAGGATGTATACATTCGGAGGAGTTTTGGTGGTGTTCAGTGAAAAGACTCGTATTACCATACAGGAATTAGGTAACATGCTAACATTTGCTTCTGAAAACAAGTTTTCGGGAGGAATGCTCATTGTGACCCCTACCAAGCCTTCTGAATCAGTTCTCCAAATTGTTCGTCAGCATATTTTAGACAAAGCAAATCCGCTTGTTCAAATTTTCTATCAATCACATTTGAACTTTGACATTTCTAAGCACCGAAAGGTTCCCCATCATCGAATTTTGACCGAAGCCGAAATTCAGGAAGTTATGAAAGAGTACCACATTGTGGACATCAAGAAAATCCCAAAGATTGATTCACAAGATCCCATGGCCAAGTGGATTGGTGCGCGCCCCGGAGATGTTGTGGAGGTGACGGGGATGTGCTTGGCTTCTGGAGAAAATAAGAGATACCGATATTGTATGGCAAATGTTTACGAAACGTAATACAATGGACACCCAGTTCAATACGCTAACTCGGAGTTATCACGATAACTACATTCAGTACAAAATTACTGGAACCCAAAGCTATCAAAATGCCTACATGGATGCCGAGCAGGGAATTCAAAGTATACTGAACTCTCTTCAAGACCAGGTAACTCAGCAAACATCACAAATTTCTGATTTTTACAAGTCTGACGTAGAAGGCAACCTGCGTGAAACACAGTCAGACATGAAAAAGTATCAGAGAAGAATTGGAAAAACGGGCGACGAAATTGAGGCAGCAAAAATGAGGTCTGAAACATCACTTCCGCCCCAACCAATCCAAACTCCTCTTATGGGTCAATACGTAGCGCTTTCTATACTTGGGGTGCTCGCACTTGGGTTAATGGCGCTGCGATAGACTTAACCGTGCTTACAATATTGCCAGTCCAAGACGTGCGAATGATTAGAAAAATAATTACAAAAATTAGAAGAATTAATCCACCCAAATACATGTTGTACATATTTTTGGCCGTTTCAAGCTTATCACGATTTGAGGCATAAATAAGTTTCATCGTTTGAAGTTTATCTTTGCGCTGTGTGATTTCTTGGTATTGTTTTTGGTACTCAATTAGGTCAGTTGTCAAATCATTTATAGTTGTTGGACTAAATGTTGTATCGCCTTTGTTGAGGTCTCCTAAAACTTCACGAAGAAGATTTGATAGTTCGGAGTTAATGTCAAGAACCGTTGAAATCATCTGCTGTTGTGAGGCAGGATCTGTTTCTTGAATAGCTGCCAAAAGCGCGGTTGAATACTGTGTCTTCAAAAAGTTGTATGACTTCTGAAAATCAGCCAACTTCGCATCACGTGAATCTTGGAATTGCTTAATATCCATTACATTTTGTAGAGATAGAATAAATGCCGAAAGTCGAACTAAACCAAAAAAATGGAGTTCAGAAGGGTACCGCCACAGATTACTCTCTTCTACTCGAAATGAAACGTCGCACTTTGTCTATCGCAGACCAAAATGCGAAATCACCTCGAGGTGATCAAACGAAGAAACCCTTTACTCGTGAAGACCATATGCGCTCTGGATTTAGTCCCAACGGTGGAACGGGCGCTGTGGAATTCTACAAATTAGCGCGCTCGATTTATTTGAGTCGTTTAAAGTTCTAAATACCTCGTAATAAGAATAATGGACTTCCAAAATGAGTACGATACCGCTACAGGCGGAATTAATGAAATTGTTTCTTCTCAATTGACATCCTCTTTACAGTGGTCAAACGTTCCGGGAACACTCGTAAAGGCTTCAGCTTCGGCTGCCGGATATATTTGGGGCTATAATTCACAGAACAATGTTTTTATTTGTCAACTTCCGTGTACCGGAAATTGGAATATGATTGATTCAAGCACGTGGAATATTTCTTCTATTTTAGACATCACAACTGATGCCTCAAATGTTTACATTCTGTTTATGACAACTGGCGGTCAAACGGTGATCTACTCAAATTCAGCTACTGGAACTGGAACGTGGAACATGATTCCCCTAACCTTTCCTGCGAAGAACCTTTTTTCTACGAATACATACTTGTGGGCACAAGATGGTTCAAACAATAAACAGAAGTGTGCGAAACCGTGTACCACTGGAAATTGGGTTGCCAATCCTGAAAATAAAATTAATATAACATCGGCAAGCGATTCTGCTTTGTATGGAGTTGACGCCTCGGGGAACGCTGTAAAAACTGACGAAAACTTACAGTCACCCTGGTCTTCCATCAGTGGATTAACTGGGTTATCTCTCAAATCAATTTTTGGACAATCGGACGCCACAGCTCTTTATGGTGTTGACAAAACTTCCAAGGCATACCGTTGTGAAGGAGATTGTAGTGTGCCACAAAATGTGGACCCCCTAGATACCGGAGGATACGCACCTCTCAATATGTCACCCGATCCTCACGCGAAAAGCATTTGGATGACAGCTACCACAAGCAGCGACAAGGGAAATGTGTTCAGCAGATTGGACAACCCCGATTATAGTTCAATCATGAACAATATAACTCCGTTAGATCAGCAACGTGAAAAAATTGTTGATGACGTAGAGCATGAATATACAAAGCAAACTCAGTTGATGGTTGTCAACAAACAGCTGAACAGTATTGTCGATTTCTTTACTTCAGTATTCAAGATGGATGGAGCAACCGTTCAGCAAGACAAGAATGAGTTATCTCGCATGGAAGATCAAGTAAAAAGTAGTCAATCAAAGATTGATCAAATAAATGCTAACAAACCGATTATCCAAAATTTGTTGTTTGTCATGGTAGCTGTTGCGATTGTGTACATTGTTGGATCCAACATTCTTGGACAATACGTTCACGTACTTGCTTTTGCTGTTTTGGCTGGTGGTGTCGGATTTGTTATTTATTCTTCAAGTAATTGATAAGATGGGTAACCAACAATCATTACCACCTCCGCCTGTTCCCAGTGCTCCTGCTCCTCCGCCTCCTATTCCACCAGTTTGTGATTCTGCGTGTCAGCGTCAAAAACTGTTAGACGGTTTAAAATTGACATTAGATCAAAAAGAAGAAACACAAGATACCGATCCAGAAGGATACGAGCAAGCCCGCATAGCTTACTATACTGCCCTGAACGGTCAGGGATGGCTCACAGACGAACAAAATCGTATCGCACAGGATGAAATCGAACCAGTAATTTCTGGTTACACAAATCAGTACAATTCGCTGAACAACCAAATCAAGACAAATCAGGTTTTCACAAATTTGGCCGCCTCTCTTCAAACCGAACAAAAAGAAGACGAAGAAGATTTGAAATTCCTCAAAAAACAATTTCAAAAAGAAAAAGATCAGGTAGATGTGTTGAACAGATTGACGACGCTAACAAACTCTCCCAGTCAAACAAGCTCATCCAATCTTTTGCCTATGCTGGCCGATTTGGGAATTGTAATTTTGGGTTTATTTGTGGTGTACATGATCTACTCAAAGTTTCCAATTATAAAAGGATGGTTTGTGTCACAACCAGCTGTGCCCATGGGAGGAAAAAGACTTCCTAAATAACTAACAAGATGATACCGACTTCTTACATATTTTTAGCCATATTATTAATCCTATTTTATGGGTTAACAACATGGATGTCCTCTATTGAAAACTTTGACACGGATTCCGGGGATACTTTGGAGGACTCCACCGAAATTTATGACGATACATATGCCTCAATTTATAACCTTTTGTGGCACTCAAATGAAAAATTGGAATTTGAGCGTGTTTCTATTCAGGATCTCACGATGGCAGACAAAGCAAAGTCGGATGTCCGTGTTGTAGATTTGTGCTCGGGAACAGCTCCTCACGCTTGTTTCTTCAAAAATTTGGGAGTCCAATATGTTGGAGTGGACACTTCGGACGCGATGATTAAGCAAGCAAGAAAGGATTGTCCTTCAGCAAAGTTTCAGCAAGGTGATGTAACTCAAGTTCATCTGTTCCCTCAAAAATCGTTTAGCCATGCGTTGCTCCTGAATTTTTCGATTTATCAATTTGAGAACCCCAAAATTGTTTCAGATAATGCCTATCAATGGTTACACCCCGAAGGTTACTTTGTGGTTCACCTGGTTGATCCCGACAAGTATGATCCTGTCCTCGATTTGGCATCTCCATTTGCTGCGTTTTCTCTCCAGAAGTACTCCATAGACAGAAAGACAGATTCACAAATTTATTTCGATAAGTTCAAATATGTGGGAGCCCTAAAAAAGAAGGAAGATGAGGATCCAGCTGAATACAATGAAGTTCTGACCTACTATGACCCGACCGACAACGGTGGAAAGAAGTTTCGTGAAAACAAGCACTACTGGATGATGCCTTCCAAAGAACGCATGATTGACATTATCAAAACTTCGGGGTTCCGCCACATTGAAACTGTTCCCTTGTTAAACGTTGGTCGCGAATATCAGTATTTGGTGTATTTTACAAAATGATACGTTTAACTAGTTTGAAACCCTTCTGTTTGACTAACAATGAATATTCATGATTCACGTACGGTAATGGACTTTCAAAAGTTCACATTTTCAGGGCATTTGAGACAACACGTTTATAAGGTTTTAGATGAAAACATTAAGTTGGGACATGCGGACTATTCTTGCTATTGGACTCTTGAACTGCTCTGCTCAGGCCTAATTCATTCTATGTGGCAAACACTTTTTGAATCAGCGGCACGGCACATCAATCGGGCCGCTCCAAATGTGTTTCTGTATCTGGCCAAGATGTATGAAAAGTTTGCGCCATACGAAGGCCAGTATTCTATCGTCAATATGCAGGATATCCGAAATAATTCGGATGTCCGAACGTTAGTTTGTGAAGTAGCAGCGTCTCTGGCTATGTGTCGCAAAAATAAATTGCCTCCCCTACCCAAAATTAAACCAGAGCACGATTTCCAGCAAATTACACTAACTGAAAATTTGAAATCGCCTTCTGCCAATTATGCCCGTCATCTTCAAAAGGAAAAAGATCCTCTGGAACTTTATGTTCCACTAAACGAATTGGTCTACTGTCTGAAACCTGAAACACGCGATTTTACACGTGCTTTGTATTGGTGCGCCTGGATGCTGAAATATGCGAGTGTTTTCAAAAAGCAGAACAAACAAGATTTGCCGTGTACGTACCGTCCAAATCCGTACATCGATGAAAAGTATGCCGGAACCACAATTTGGATGATTTGGGAAGCTATCCTGGACGCTGCTCATCATTCTCCTCAAGCCGGGTTATTGAAACCCTACATTGATGCCCTGTTCAAATTTCACTGTCTGCGCTGGATGCCTTCCGTCCAAAAACAGAGATATCCTTTTTTGATTACAGCCATTCTTCTAATTTGTGAAAGTACGTCTTTGGATATTCACTACAAGGTTCCACACGATTTGATTGCCATTCATTCACTTATCGAAAATGTCCCATCCTGGATTTCTGCGATTATTCAAACTCAGAAGACTTTCTCTGGTTAAAAGTATAAATGTACTTCTCTCGGAAAGTTCAGGCATCTCTTGTCGCTGCTCTTCTCTTCTTCGTCATCAGCTCTCCTTTTACCTACAAGCTTGTAGACAATGTTGTAGGCGGTATTGTTCGTGCGATCATCCCCCAGGCTGCCTCATTCTTCAAGATTGCCGAAGCTGGCTGCCCCACGAATTACGGTCTCCTCGTACACGCTGCCGTGTACGGTCTCATCACCTATTTACTCATGCAGCAGTAAAAACGAATTAAAGATCAAAATACTATTATAAATTAAAACATGAAGCTTCTTATTTTCGACACAGAAACAACTGGACTTCCAAAGTCCAGAAAGTCCTCCAAAGAAGAATCCAATAACTGGCCACACATCGTGTCTATTTCTTGGGTTATTCTCAATTCTCAAACGAACAAGATTGAAAAAGAACGGTCATACATTGTGAAACCAGGGGGGTGGACGATTCCGGAAGAATCAGTACGAATCCACGGAATCACTACTGAGAAGGCAAACCAACTTGGGGAGCCTCTGGCAAAAGTTTTGGGTGAATTCCTGGCAGAAGATTACGACACGCTCGTAGCGCACAACATGGAGTTTGACTACAACGTTCTTGACAATGCTATCCGCTGGGATCTTGAAATGGCGTTTACCGAAATTAAGAAACCAAAGTTATGTAGCATGGAATTGAGCAGAGATTTGTGTAATTTGAAGAACCTGTTTGGCAAACCAAAGTCTCCCAAGTTGAAAGAACTTTATCAGCGTGCCTTTGGAACGCTGCCAGAAGAAGATCAGCTTCACAATTCATTGTACGACGTAAAAGTTTTAACAAAAGTTATTCAAGAATTTGAGCCTCTCCGCATAAAAATGAATTTAGCGGTGCCTGTACAACAAATTGTAAAACAGAATGTTACTTCAAAAAATGACTCCAGAATCTTATCCATTCGACTTGGGTAATGTAAAAGAAACTCAAACTGTAAACTACCTTTGGTGTAACGACGGGTGGACTTACATTCCACAGCTCAGGAAGAGGCAGAAGCTTCTTTTGAAGGAGAAGGATCAGATTGAGTTTCAGCAGGAGGATTGGCTTGGTGCTTTTCCTTTGCCTCTTCATGTAGAGGAGGTAACTCGGGTAGTTTACTGTCAATCGCCTCTGATTTGGAAGGAGACGATTGGCGACTTTTCCGAGTTATACGTAGAGCAAACAGCCAACCAAAGCAACCACAAGAAAACTCGCGGCCGTCGAGTTGCTCAGCAACAGCAGCTGTAACATTGTCAATGACTGCCTTTACACGAGGATCGTCGTCAAGCTTGTCGATGATATCCGTTAACGGCTTGGCCGCTTTTTCAACGGCGTCTTCAACTTTGTCAGCGACCACCTGTGTGTTTTCCTGAATACTGTCCAAAACTTTGTCAGTCGTTTCTTCTACTTTCTTTTCAACTTCCTCAACCTTTTGCTCAACGAGTTCAACCGTGATAATGTCGTTTACCTTTTCAACAACTTTGTCCATTGCGTCTTTATTGGGTGGCGATAAACCTTTTGGTTGAACAAATGCAGGTTTCGGATATGTTATACGTCGCATTTGCTACTATAGCGGTTATGGTTTTTCTACAAATTTTAACATTTTTTATTACGAGAATGATGTATCCCCCCGAACCAAAGGTAATTTATCGCGATGTCCCTGTAATGGTTCAGGCACCAGCTCCTCCTCCGCCTGTTGTACCTCAAAACGGACCGCCTCCAACTTTCATAGAAAAACCGCAAGAAGTACAATTGCCAGAGTATGAACCCCGTAAGCCTGTTTCAACATCGCTACGAGTGGACCCCGAATTACCGGTTGGTCTACAAGAAACCCGTCCCGACGGAACTTAAAACTTTCAAGGTAGAGCAAACTAAAGGAACCCCCGGTTGGATACTCTTTACATATGATAACACAACTCCTGTGTGCTATTGGGTTAGCTCGCAAGAGTCAAAACAGCTGCCCTGTATAGTTGACGAACGTATTTGTGGAGACACTGTTCTGCGTGTTGAAAAGTTGAGCGACCTAGAATATGTTGTAGCAGACATTTGGATGTACAATTCCAATTGTGTTTTCGTGTGTTCCACGTTTGAGCAGAGATACAACTGGCTTAAAAAGTTTCTAGCCGATTTTACTACTTATATCGATGGAGTAACGGTTGAACTTATTCATAAATCAGATTTGGAACCAGGGTATTTCCTGAAAGGGTATGAGTTATATCCAGAAGAACCAGGGAAGCACGGATATTTCGTAGACAAAGCAGAGGATGGAGAAGTTCTGGAAATTTCAAAGCTGGCAATCCCGGACTGCTACGAAATTGTTGGAAAGGGATACTTGTATGTCCCCGATTTAAAAACGTCTATCTATCTGCGTTCAAAGGGAGACTCGTTCAAATGTAGATGCGTTCCTCACGAAGAAGACTTTTGGAAACTCGTGGAAAACATTCCTGAGATAGAGTAAATGCACAAACCTGGACACAGAAGTTCTCGTAAGCGCACGATGCGCAAACATAAGGGTGGTTATTACGGAATGAGTGGAGCCATCGCACCAGGCGCAGCTCTCTGGACTCGCGGTTCTGAAGTTGGTGATTGGGCAGTTTCAAATCGTGGTGCCAACGCTCAGTATGGAGCCGGCAAAAAGAAAAAGAGCAAGAAGACTTCAAAGAAGACTCGCAAGCAGCGTGGCAATGGTCGTTTTGGCGGAGTTTCTGCTTCCTACCAAGGTTCTGGATCTCGTGGAGTTGCGGATTTCAAAGGAATAATTACTCGCGATGGTACTGGAGCTGCCGCTGAAGGTGCCTTCAACAATCATGGTGCCCAGCCTGGTTCCGGATTTGGTAGTTTTATTAAGGCCAATTAAAATTCATCCGGTTAAAGAATAAGATGAAACTTGACACAGTGGTCGCAGGTGGATTATTTGCCGTAATTTCTGCTAAACTTCTTCAAAAACGTTTATATTCCATGATCGCTATCTTTGCGGTCTTGATTTTTGTCATTAAAAGTATGCTTCAAACTCCAAACACTATTTCTGTAGCGTTGGCAATAATTGGAATGTATTTGGTATGCCTTGTTACTCAACAATCTTGGGAGGGATTTGAAAACGAAGAAGAAGAAGATACGAAGAACCCCAGCCCGGCTCCTCCTAAAACAAGTGACCCCCATGTGGATGTGGGCACCACGATTCTTCATGCATACCGCAATTTGACTCCCGAGCAAATTGGTGGAATGCGTCGCGACACTCGTGAGCTGCTCGATCTTCAAAAAGAACTTATGGGATCTCTTTCTGAAATGAAGCCGGCGATTGAGCAGGGAGCCGAACTACTGAAGACGTTCAGCACGTTTTTTGGAGATAGCGGAGGTCAGCCCCCCATGTAAACGTTGCATGGCATCGGCATACACAAATATATGATATTCAGGATCATTTGAGCTAATAAACGGTCCACCAATGGAACGAACGATGTTCATCCATTCGTTGACTTGCTTTTTTAAATCTTGAAAGCGGAACCACTGTTTCCAGAGGGTGACGCATTTTTGAAAGGACAGAGCTGTAAAAATACTTGGTGTCGCCCGTTTCCAAACAGCATGAACAATTGTAAGGATTGGACTCACAATCATATCAAACCAGAGGCCTACTGTTTCGTAAACACCGTCTTTTACAAAAATCCTTTGCAGAGTAACGAATTCATCTGCAAGAGAAAAGTAGTCTGAACTATTTAGGAGTAAAAATTGAACTTGTTTGTGAGATATCTTTCGGATAAGATCTTCCGATTCGGGAATCATTCTATTGTTATTCCGTGAGCTGTGATTTCTTCTTCTTTTAACGTTTTTGAGTCCAAATAAAAGCAACGTTTTATACCTTGCTCATCAATAGAAGAACACACAGTTCTGCGAGTTACCGGAATTCCAGAATCAACCAAATATTGAACGTGCGTCGTTTTGTCCAACAGTGTTCCATCGGCTAATTCAATTCCCACAAAAAGCCATGGAAGTTTCGCAGGCGAAATATGATTTGAAACCTTCTCATATTTTTGCGAGAAGACCAAATCGTATATATCAAACCCTTTTTGGATAATCCAAAATGTTGCTCGCACACAGCAGTTCATTTATTTTTAGTAGAGGGAAGTTGATGAAAGTGGAAGCGCATCCTGGTTCTTCAGCTGAGTGACGTACTTGTCACGATTCTTTTTATTATCAGCAGTGAGAGGAGTGAACGATTCCTTGATATACTTTGCCATCATGCGATCCATTCCGAGACCAAGCGAAATAGACGTTGCCAGGGCAACGATGATGAAAGGCGTTGAAATCATTACCCAAGAAACAACGCCAAGTTGAACTCCACAGAAGGCGTCGAGGATAATGGTGCCTGCTAAACCGGCAAGAACCTTCATAGCAGCTGTAACGTAAAGGCCAAGGGAAAGATCAAGACCTACTTGAATAACGATGTATACGAGGTAGAGAAGCGCAGGGGGGCACAAATTTTCAATGAAACGCATCTTCAGGTATTTACCTTTGAAACAATAAAAAATGACAGACCCAGTTGAGACTGTCTGTATTCTTACGGGGTGTACCGAAGAACAAGCAAAAAGAGCTCTCGATGAAACAGAAGATATCGTGGAAGCCGTAGATCGTCTCCTAGAAAAGAAACCATCTCCGGCAGATAAATATATTTCCGAAAAAAAGAGACCTCGCGAAGTAAGCCAGGAAGAGCAAATAATTAAACCAATTCGGTCAATGCTGAAAGAACTTGATGAAAAAACAGTTACTTATCTGTCTGGACCCTCACGCGAGGCACCAGCCGAGAAGCAAGACCACCACGAAGAAACGGCTCAACAAAGTAGTTATTTTCAGGAATGTCAGCTGCCTTCTCTGGAATCAGAGGCTGGAAAACAGGAAACTGCTTGTCCGTCACAGTTTGGATGCTCTTCCTGTTCGCAGTTGAGTGACCAAACACCACCTTGTTCTGATCGTCAATGCCCTCAACAGATCCCAGAGCAAGGAAGGGAGTCGTCGCAAAAGGACGGGCAAACACCTGCTTAGGACCCTTGGTGCGAGCGGTTCCGGGGGCACCCCAAAGTAAATCAGAATTGGTATCAATTGAACATCCTTCACCCGGACCATACCCAGCTTGGGGTACAAGCCCAGGATGCTCACCCGTGTTGCTCATTCCACAGGTATTCATAGGATGATTCATGATTCGGTCAAAAAGGCCAGGGGCAGGGCGTAAGTCACGAGGTGCCTCACCCTGACGAGTGGGAGCATAAAATTGATGAAGTCCAGCGTTAGATGCCATCTTATATATGTGCTAGATTGAAAAATGTTTTCAATACCTTTCCTCCAAAGAACTGGGACAGCGACCATTGGCAGACTGCCGACATTCGCGACATCCCATTCTATCGTGGCTCTTACAGGAGCCATCCTTGAAGAAGTATTGAGTATATCTCCGAGTAAACTCGATGTACGCACATTCCTCCTTGCCGACTACATATTCCCCCCATTTTTGGAGTCGGAGTTCCTGGAGATCAGGATCCCACAACTCATCTTCTTGAGGAAGAATTACTTCATCAAGAAGAAGATTAACACGCTGTTTCTTGAAAACGTGTCTGCGTGGCATTTTGGTTTGATATTTAAAAAATATATTTAAAAAAAATTCGTTTTCACACACTACATACAAATTATAAAAATGACGTACTGGGGCTATCATTTGATCCTTGATTGCGGCAAGTGTGTTCCGAATGCGATTCGCAATCCTACGCTCATCACAAATTTTTCAAAGTATCTTGTGAAGAAGATTGATATGGTTCCCTACGGTGAGCCTCAAGTTGTGATGTTTGGTTCTGGAAACAAGAAGGGATACACACTGGTTCAACTAATTGAAACTTCCAACATTTGTGCTCATTTTGTAGAAGAAACGAACGACATGTATTTGGATGTGTTCAGTTGTAAGCCTTTCAATGTCAAGGATGTCAAGGGAGCTGTAAATAGCTTCTTTGTTCCTGAGCGAATGAACGAACTATTTTTGACTCGCGACGCCTCAATGAAAAATGGAAGGTGCTTTCGCAGTGAAGAATTACGTTAAATAAATGGTGGTGCTTCAACCTTGTGATTGGCAAGAGTATGATGTTAATTTTAAATACGTGGTAGATGTATTTGGACGAACTCCTGAAGACGATGTCGCAAGAGTTCGGCTTACTGGATTTTACCCCTATTTCTACCTTCGTGCTGAACCGGGCGAAAGTTCAAATTCTGTTCACTCTGCGATTGAACTGACTTACGGAAAGCGTATGAACGGTTTAAAAATTACAGAGGAACTCAAGCTTGATGCGATGAAAGGCTTTTGTGGCTTGGAATCCATTCGAGTTTGGAAAATTAGTTGCCCCGCTCTTTGGATGTTCAAGAATTGTATTAAGATCCTAAAAGGTAGTCTAAAAATCGGAGAACGACGTGTTCGCATCGAAGATATTTATGAGGCCAACCTACCACCATACATTCGCCTCTTTCACGAGATGAACATTTCTCCTGCGTCACCCATTTCATTTGAGGCAGAAGAGGACGATGTAGAAGAAGGTGTGAACGTAAATTTGTCGTATACTATTTCGTATAAGTCCATTCAAGTTTGCCCAAACGAAAAAGTGGCTCTCTATCTGGCAGCGTACGACATTGAAGTTTACTCCGATTCGGGTCTCTTTCCTGTGGCTTCAAACGATGGAGATGAAATTATTCAAATTGGTGTGAGTTTTCGGTATTCGGACGATATGCTGAGTTCCTACAAACGTGTTGTTTTCGTAAATGGAACTGTGGAAGCTTCAAAAGATTCGTCTCTCGAATTCATTCAGTGCCAAAACGAGAAAGACCTCCTGCTAAAATTTGAAAAGCTCATTCGTGACGAGAATCCCGACGCTATTTGTGGATTCAACACATTTGGCTTTGATGATTCATACATCGCAGATAGAGCTGAAAAGTTGAGGATCCAATTGAACTTCGGCAGAATTGAACCCAGCACTTGGAAGACCGACTACGTAAAGACGGAACGCAAAAAGTTTGAACTGGCTTCGGGGACGTTCGCAGTTCGCTACTTTGAAACACCCGGGAGACTTCCAATCGATTTGCTTCTCAGTGTTCGGCGTGAACAAAACTTGGATTCTTATAAGCTTGACAATGTGGCTACCACATTCCTGCGAGACAAGGTAACCAAAGTAGAAAGATTGGACAAACAGAGAATAAAAATTCACACAAAGAACACTCGTGGCCTGTTTACCGGAAACCTTGTTCGGTTTGACATTGTTGGAAACACAATCAATCCCTACCAAGAGGGACGCAAATTTCCTACTGAAGTGGTGGAGGCAAAAAGTTTCATCATTCGGACAGATGATGAAATACTGAATGACACAGACATTTCAAAGCTTGAGTGGTCATTTACCAAGGATGACATTTCAGCACAGGACATGTTTGTTTCACACAAGGGAACTCCAGCTCAGAGGGCGGAAGTAGCAAAGTATTGTATTCAGGATTGCGATCTCGTTCTGACTTTGATGGCAAAGTTGGATACACTAGTAAATGCCAGAGGTATGGCTGATGTTTGTCGTGTTCCTATTCAATATATATTTCTTCGTGGACAAGGTATTAAGATCTATTCGGCGGTAGTTTATAACGCTTCAAAGCGTAACCAAATTATTATGACACAGGAATCGCTTGACGGAGAAACTTCGTACGAGGGTGCCATCGTTCTTCCCCCAAAAATTGGTATGTACCTAAATCAGCCTGTACCCGTTTTGGACTTCAACTCCCTTTATCCTTCCAACATGATAGCGTACAACCTTTCACCCGATACTCTGGTATACGCAAAGAGGTACGACGAAAATGGCGTCAAAAAATGGGAACGCGGAGTTGACGGAAAAAAGTTTGTTGAAGCCGGATACCGAATCGACGAAATACGATACGATGTTCACGACGAGCTGGGAGATGGAAGAATGGTTTGCGGGTTTGCCCAACCGAAGGACACCGACTCGCGCACTATTGGATTGCTGCCACTCACTTTGGACATTCTGCTCAAGAAACGCAAGGAGACTCGGAAACTTATGGAGAACACCGAAGATGACGCCCAAAAGTCAGTCTTGAACGGTCTTCAATTGGCGTATAAAGTTGTAGCCAATTCCGTCTATGGTCAATGTGGTTCACGCACATCTCCTATTCGTAGTTTTGAAGTGGCTGCATCAACTACTGCTGCAGGTCGTGATCGTATTCAAGATGCAAAAAAAATTGTTGAATCAGAATTTGGTGGACAGGTCATATATGGAGATACAGACTCAATCTTCATTAAGTTTCCTACTCAAGATTTAGCCGAATCTATTAAGTTGGCTCAATCAGCAGCCGATCGGATTACGACAACTATTAATCGGAGACCCTACAAAATTGAGTATGAAAAGACATTCTATCCATTCATTCTATTCTGTCGCAAACGGTATGTAGGTATGATGTACGAAGATGATACTGCAAAATGCTATCGCAAAAGCATGGGTATTGCTTTGAAACGTCGCGACAATGCCCCTATTGTGAAAGACGTATTCGGTGGTGCGCTGGATATTCTGATGGAGAAACGAGATATTCGTGCAGCCCAAAAGTTCGTTCAGGATATGCTTGTTGAAGTTATGCAGAACAAGATTCCATTGGATAAGTTTGTAGTGACCAAACAGTTGCGTGACGATTATAAGAATCCTGAACAAATTGCTCATCGTGTTCTGGCCGACCGAATGGAAGAACGTGATAAAGGAACGGCTCCCCAAGTAGGCGATCGGATTCCCTACATTTATGTTGCTTCTCGTCGCGATGAAAAGAAACAGGGCGATCGAATTGAGCACTATGATTACGTAAAGCAAAAGAACTTGAAACCTGATGTAGAGTTCTATGTAACGAATCAAATTCAAAATCCAGTAGCACAAATGTTTGCACTAGCAATTGATCAGTTGGAAGGGTATAGACCTAGATCAAATTACGATCAGATGTTGAAACAGTATATAGAGGAGAAAAACATGGATGAAGAAGAAGCCACTCTTGCTGTTCTCAAGCAAAAGGAGAAGGAACTGGATTCACTGATGTTCATGAAGGCTTCGTATTTGACCAAACACAAACGAGGACCGATGGATGCCTTTCTGGGACGTAAGTAATTCAAAAATACTTTTTAAATGTTTTTACTTATTCCTACATTTAATTAGCGCATCCTCATGTTGCCAATTTTCCGTATCAAGATTAATTACTCTTAGATACGGACTATCATCGGGTTCTGGAGGGGCATTAGGTTTGTAGCCTTCATTACGCCACTTATCCATTTCTTTCTT